AAAGAGTGCAAAGCACCGAAAAAGCGTGCCGACAAGGCCAGTGAAGAGCCCGTGAAGAAAGAGCCTGTAAAGGAAGAGTCTGCGAAAGATGAAGCTGAAGCTTGATTGTGACCTTGAAAAATTAGTCAAGGCATTTGAAGCAGCGCCGGAAAAGGTTCGGCAGATGGTTCGAGTTCAAATGAAGATGGCCGCACGTGACATTAAAGAGCATGCGGCCACTCATCATAGATACAAAACAAGGTCGGGCAATATGGAACGCTCGGGTGTAGAAACTGCGGTGGAAGATTCACGGGCAGAAATATTCCTGTCCCCAGCAGTCCCCTACGGCGTATTCCTGCATGAAGGTACGAAGGCGCATAACATAGTGCCACGAAGTAAGCAGGCTTTAAGATGGGTGAATGGTAACGAGTTCATCTTTGCAAAAAAGGTGCGACACCCTGGCATAAAGGCCGACCCGTTTTTGTATTCGGCCGCAGAAAAGGAACTGCCAAAGATAGAAAAGCGCTTTCAGATAGCACTTGATAATTTAGCGGAGGGCTTGTAGTGGAGATTATTACACTTGATAACATTGCCGACAGGGTTTTGCTTGTCACGCAAGAAGATGTTGATGAAGCAAATGCATATCTGGAGAGCATAGCGGCGCGCTACGGCGTGGCACAGATGCAAGAGCCTATAAGTCATAACGTGAAGCGTTTGGGCGTTGCCTACGCCTGTTATATGCGTGCCGTGGCCAGTGTTGGCACAGATGCGAGCGTGACTTTTGACGGAAGCAGGCATGATGATGTGTTTGTGCAGAAGGCTGAACTGTACGGTAAGGAAGTAAAGATGTTAGCTGCCACGATTAACGCGAATGATTTTACAGGTACGGGCTGTGCTAGCCGTTTTACTATTAAACTTATGAGAGGTTAATCGATGAGCAGAGCGAGAGAAGTTACAAATGCACTTGCTGACATTATCAAGGAAGCAGTGCCGGGCGTAAAGTGGAACGTTAATATCGTAGGTGCTGCTGCTGGCAAAGGTGTTGAGGGTACAATTTCTTGCGATGAGGTTACCTTTGAGCAGGATGCGTATGATGTATGCACAGCAACGGCAGTTTATAGCATTTATGTGCTGGATATTAACGGAATAACTGATATTGATGATTTGAGCGACACCCTGTTTGAGGTGTTGCATAATAACGATTTAGGTGGCATGATTGACAACGGCTTAGTCAAGCGTATTGTGTTTGGGGCAGTGGCCAACAATACAAAGGCGGTAGCAATGCTGTTGGAATATCAAGTCGAATATGATATGGAGGTATAACATGGTGGCTGTACGACCTAAGATGAAAAGTACCAGCGAGAAGCTGTTAGGCAAGAATGTGCTTGTGTTCCTCAATTATGGAGAGG